TTGTTTTTGTGAGAATACCTGTTTTTGCTCAGATGTCCATTGCCGGGAGTTAGCACAAACCCGGCTACAAAATTTGCCGGGTTTGTTGTGCGTTGTATTACACTTAGGACACGTCTTCGTCATACTCGTTATCTTCATATCGATCTTCTTCCTCGGCATCCATAGCAGTGCCGCAGAAGGGACAATTTTTTACTTTATAGTAATTTTCATCTAGATCATAACTTATTTTGAAGACGGCGTCACATTCGAAGCATTCGTGGTGCTGTTTTCTGGCCATACTAACCCCCTTTTCTTAACTTCTGTTTCAAACACTCTTTTACGAAGATCAGTCGAACTAAAGTAATGATCTCTTTTATTGTAAAAGAATTTGATACTTCGTTTTAAACAAATATCCTTGCCCGTAAATTCCAAATCTTTATATTCCTCCCCCAATATTCTAACATTAATTGGTAAAGTCATAAGAATATCTTCTAATTCTTTTTCAGTATTATAGATAACAACCTCATCTACATATTTACATGCTTTGACTTGTATCTGTCTTTCTATAATAGATTGAACGGGCTTATTCTTCGTATCTCTATCCATTGTAGGATCCGTTTGAATACCTACAATAAGGTAATCGCATTGTCGTTTAGCTTCTTCAAGCATAACAACATGACCTGCGTGGAAAAGATCAAAGGATGAGCATGTAAATCCTACTGTCAAATCTTTCATAATTGCTCCACTTCAATTTTACATTTAGTTAAAAACTCAATGCCATCAGTTGTTCTATATGCATTGCGATAAAATACTTTTTTAATACCTGCAATATGTATAAGTTTCGCACAGTCAAAACAAGGAGCATGCGTCACATACATAGTAGCATCTTCACCCGAGGATACTGATTTTGCTAACTTTCCTATAGCATTCATCTCCGCATGTATAACCTCGGGTTTAGTTTTTAATATAGTGCTATGTATTGCGCCTTCGTAATCTGAATATAGTTCTACAGTTTCATTTTCGCAGTTGTTATCCCAACCCGAGGGCGTGCCGTTATAGCCAATAGAAATTACTTTATCATCTTTTACTATAATAGACCCAACCTGCAATCTTTTCGCATTTGATAATTCAGCATACGTTTCCGCAGCCTTCATATGAGCATAATCAATTTTATTAGGCATTGTGAATTATGCTAACGCAATTCCTGTAGTTGTTTTAAGAAATTGCTTAGCAAAAATTTCATCAGTAGGTTCTGCTACAGTAACAGCATGCTTAGACAATTTAACATCCTTCTCCTGTTTCACTGTGAACAAATAAGGCATTAAGCCTGGCCCTTGTTGTCCCATACCGATTACCATTGGCTTAGATAACTTATAATGAGTAGCAGTTTCCTCTACCAACTTTGCCACCAGCTCTTCACCTGAAGTAAGCTTAAATGTAATTACTTCACCTGCAGTAACACCTTTATCAATTAACATAATATTTCCTTTTCAAATAATTTAATCTTCAACGCCCCATTTATCCTTTGGGCACTTTGTACTTTTAATTCTAATTTTAGTCCAAATTGCGCAGCCACATATTTGACACGATTTAACTCCTACGAAAGATGTAAGGTGTTCGCAGCTATTGCATATGTCTCTTCGCTTTTCGACAAATGTTATTACTTTTCGATCGGTATCCATTTTTTGCACCAATAGTTAGGTCTCACTTTTGCATCCCATATACTGCAATATTTTGTTTCCGCTTTATATGCTTCACAATTCTCACAATTTTCTTTTGCATTTCCTAATTTATACGCAGGTGGCAAATTTTTAGATATCAATTCGCCGTCTGGATACTTTTTTACTGAAATATCTTTAAATGTTTTCATGCAGCTTTACCCCATACCTCATTCCAATTTCCGCTTAATGCGCCTTTAGCATAATCGGTTGCTCTGTTTTCAAAGAAGTTAGTATGAGTAGGAGCATTAATCATTTCCTCAACCCAAGGTAAAGGATTCTTCTTACGTTTAAAAATACCACGTAGACCAAGACTAATTAAACGTCGATCCGCAATGTAGCGAATGTACTCTTTAACATCTTCTTCGGTCAACCCTGTGATCGCCCCAGTTCTGAAAGCAAGAGAAATAAACTTATCCTCAAGATCAACCATCTTCTCCGCAATCGTGTAAATTTTCCCTTTAAGCTCATCGTTCCATATTTCCTTGTTTTCTTCAACATATGTGCGGAAAAGTTTAACCATGCCCTCTGCATGCTGAGTTTCATCCACAATAGACCAGGTTATAATCTGTCCCATGCCTTTCATCTTACCATGTCTGGCAAAATTCAATAACATAATGAAGGAGCTAAACAATTGCATGCCTTCAGTAAATGCCGAGAATGCCGCAATGTGGGTAGCAGTTGATTCTAATGTACCATTCTTAGAAGAAAGATCCAATAGGTATTCGTGCTTTTCTCTCATCTCAGTATACTCTAAGAACTCGCCATATGTAGCTTCCGGCATACCCAAAGTCTCAATCAAATGAGAATATGCTGCAATGTGTAATGCTTCTCTTGCAGAGAATCCTAATAGCATCATTCTAACTTCTGGCTGAGGAAAGTGCGGTAGATAGTTATTTACATAACCTCCGGCCACATCTATATCACCTTGAGTAAAGAATCTAAAAATGTTAGTTAAAAATTGTTTTTCTGATTCTGTTAAATTCTTCTTCCAATCTTTTACATCTTCCAACATGGGTACTTCAGTATGTAACCAATGGCTTTGTTCATGTTTAAGCCAAGCATCATATGCCCAAGGATAATTGAAGGGCTTAAATGAATTCCTATCATCAGTTAATCTACTAGTTTGTTTTGCCATTTCTTTCCTTATATCGTAAAACTTGAACCGCAACCACAAGATGCCTTTGCATTAGGATTTTTAATTATAAATTCCGCGGACGTTAATGTTTGTTTGTAATCGACTTCTGCCTCTTGCAGATATTGCATTGATATTGAATCTACTATAATACTTATTCCATCTTTTTCAAATCTTAAATCATCTTCCTCAATTATATTTTCTAAAGAGAACCCATATTTAAAACCTGAGCAACCGCCTCCTTGGACGAAAATACGAAGCATTGCGTCTTCACAATCTTCTGCGATAATTGCTTTAATTTTTGATACTGCCGAATCCGTTATTGTTATCATTTTACTGTTTCATTAGATTGTTAGTAAAATCTAGTAATAACTCAGTGTTTGTTGTATCTTCCCAACGCTTTTGCATCCAACTATATGAATCATACCAATGTTTGGTTGCCTCAGGGTGACATCCTATTAATCCTATTCTATTTTTCATAATAGCCATTGGATTGCCATTTGGGTATGTTGCGATAGTTTCAAAATTATTACCGGTAAATGTACAGCCATCATAAAAAAACATATTCTTCTGTTCGCCTTTCCATAGTACCGACATTTGTTTTGCGTGTGGTCGACGAGTACAGGTATTAGGTTGTTTTATATATTGTACTATGTTAGTGTTCCCGACAATATCAAAATAATCAGGGCCGCTCCAGTAAGCACCCATACAAATTCCCAAATATCTTCCTCCGCGAGAAATAAACTCAAGAATAACATCGCGATTAAACTTAAATAAACTATCGAAGCTATCTGCATCTCCTATCCCTCCGGGAAAACATACAATATCCACATCATCTAAAAACCCAGGTTCCACTTCATGCTTTGTAAATATTTTAAATGTATATTCTTTAGATAACGCATTTATAATACCATTACTAGACTGAACTGAGCATTTAGGGTGATGTAGGAATATCGCAATCTTGCCCATATTAATCTATTCGCATGCTAAACAAGTATCACCGTCGAGAATTGCTTTCATATCCAACTCTTTAATTACATCTCGCTCTATGCGCTTAGATACTTTGTCCGCTTTACCTATCTTCTCTGAGCGGCAATAATATAAAGTCTTTAGACCCATTTTCCATGCCATAAAATGTACAGCATGTAGATATAATATATTTGCGTCTGGTCTAAAGAATAGATTAATAGACTGTGCCTGATCTATATATACTTGTCTGTCACTAGCATGTTCTATTAACCATCTTTGATCTATTTCCATTGATGTTTTAAACACATCTTTGTTCCACTCATCCAACCAATCTAAATGCTGAACCGATCCATCATTTGCAATAATGCTAGACCAAACTTCTTCATACCAGCCATCTTTACGAGTCTCTGCTTCTTTTCTAACAATTGCATCTAAAAATTTATTCTTATTAAGCATTGATCCTGAGAGTGTATCTTGTCTATATGCATTTGCTCTATATGGTTCTACGCTAGGAGACGTGTTTCCCATAATAATAGAAGAAGAAGCATTAGGTGCAATAGCCATAAGATGCGAAAAGCGTTGACCTGTGCCAGTTGCATCAGGAGCTTCACCTCGTTCTTTACCCAATTCAAGATTAGCTGCATCTAATTTAGTCCGAATATTTTTAAAGATTTGCTTGTTTCTACCAACTGCCATGGATGATTCCCACGGGATATTATTTTTCTGTAAAAACGCATGCCATCCTAGTGCACCGATGCCGATTGATCTTTCTCGCATTGCGGAATACTTTGCTCGTTTAATTGCAT